CTCCTGAATAATGGAACTTGTACCTATACAGTCTGTTGGAGAGGTAGGGTTAATAAAGGATATTCCTCCATATAACCTTCCCCCTAACGCTTGGTCAGACGGTAATAATATACGCTTCCTTGATAACGGTGTGAAGAAAGCAGCCGGGTATCAGGAGGTTATGGATGATTGCCCATTCTCACCCTTTTATGTAGCCCCCTATCTAACAGTAGGCGGAACTTACTGGTGGATTGCTTTTGGTAAGCAAAGGATTGCTGCGTGGAGTGGTACTGCGTGGACTGACATAACTAGGCAGACTACGAACACCCTGAACGGGGCTATTACTGATGTAGCCACTACGATCACTTTGGCAAGTGCAACAGACTTTCCTACCAGCGGAACGATTGCTATAGGGTCCAAACAGTACGGTGCGGGTAATGACAATTACTATGAAGAAATAACGTACTCTGGTAAGTCTACCAACGACCTTACCGGATGTACGAGAGGGACTGGTAAGGTAGCACATGATTCAGGTGCTATTGTAACACCCATAGGAACAACAGCAACATCTGATAACCTCTACGCTGCAAATACATCTGATGCTCGGTGGATTGTTACTGATCTTAACGGAATATTAGTTGCAACAAATGGCGCTGATTCCCCTCAGTATTGGCCTTTGAATTCTAGCGGTGAGCCTGACATAACAATTCCCTTCAGGGAGTTACAAAACTTTCCGTCTGCAACTGCTATTACAGCAGGTAATTCAGGTGGGCGTTGTGATTCAATTAGATCGTTCAGGACGTTTCTCGTTGGCTTGAACTGGGTTAATCCTGAGGATAGGGTTGAGAATGAGCCTAGATTAGTGAAGTGGTCTACGGAGGCTAGTTACTACAGTCTTCCGGCAACATGGGACAAGGATGATGCGACACTGGATGCTGGTGAGTACGAATTAGCAGATACTCCCGGCGATATTATAGACGGTATGGCTTATGGCGACTCGTTCTTTATCTACAAGGATGCCAGTATCTACATTATGAACTATGTGGGAACCCCCTACATCTTCTCGTTTAAGTTGTTAAGCCCTACTATTGGATTGCTTTCAAAGGATGCTATAGCAGAGTTTGAGGGTGGTCATTTCTTTATGGGCAACTCAGATTTTTACTGGAACAATGGACAGACTATTAAGCCACTACTACCTAATAAAATGCGTAGGGCCGTGTACGACGAGTTAAATGGGGACAACTATCTGAAGTGCTTTGTCGCTGCTGATTATGTCCGTAATGAGATGCTTGCATGTTACCCGGCTGGTAGTTCTACTGTAATTAATAGGGCGTTGATCTGGAACTGGAAAGAAGGAACCTTTAGTCTAAGGGATTTGCCTGATGTATCCCACATAAACAATGGGATAGTGGCTATTACGGCAGGTTCTCAATGGAGCGCACAGGCTACTCTTAATGACGCCTCTTTCACTGCAGTAACTCCGGCAGATGCTGGTAATGTAACAGTTGACACTACTGTAGCCAATCCAGTTTTCACAACCACTGGCACCCTAATAATAGACAACGAACAGATAGTCTACGCGGGTAAAACAGGCACGACATTCACGGGAATAACCAGAGGCGCTAACGGCTCTACCGCAGCAGCCCATGATGACAACAGTGTGGTTAATCAGTATACAGACACATGGGATTCCGAGAGTGAGGTCTGGGGTTCGACTAACTACGATAATGTAATAAAGAATCTTGTGTTTGTGAGGCCCGGTGTTGTGGCTACGATAACTGCTGCAACATCTGCCGATCCTGTGGTCATTACTGCTGCTGGGCATGGGCTATCTAATGACGACAGTATTATGATTGACTATGTTCTCGGCATGACTGAACTAAACGGTAATACCTACACCGTTGCTGGTGCTACCACTGACACGTTTCAACTATCTGGTGTAGATGGCAGTGGCTATACATCGTACACCTCTGGAGGCCAAGTAGTACAGCCTAAGATATACAGAGACAACAAGGGAAACAAGAACGATACTGCCACCATGACCGCTTATGTTGAGCGAACGGGGCATGATCTGGGCGATCCATCCATGGTTAAGTTTGTATCTGCGGTTTATCCTAAACTGGAAGTTAGTGGGGATAATTCCTTAAACGTCTGGGTGGGTCATCAGATGTCTACGGAAGAGGCTGTAACATGGGAAGGGCCAACACTGTTCAATCCCAACTCTCAGTCTAAGGTTTCCTGTAGGATTTCGGGGAAATACTTTGGGTTAAAGGTAGAGTCTGTTACAGATGTGGATTGGAAGTTACATGGTGTTGCTTTTGAAGTGTCTCCAAGAGGGAAGCGCGGAAGTAGGTCTTACTAATGGCACAAGATAAGTACGGGGACAAGAAATACAGGTCAGTAAAAAGGTGGTCACCTAACCCAGCACCCGTAGAACCTATGGCATTACCTGATTACTTGTTTAACGAGTTAAATAGGTTGGGGGATATAATCTTCAATGTCGATATGCTTCAACTAGCTAGGACAAATGTAGAGCCGGGGTCAGTACCAAGTGCGGGAGCAGTCCAGCGAAAAACAAAGGTAAGGGACGGGGACATCAGGTATGCAGATGGCTCTAACTGGAATCCCGGTGGTACTGGAGAAGGTATCTATGCTTACTTCAACGGCACTTGGAACAAGTTAGGGTAGGCGGTTGACTAAAGCGCACTTACTACAGCCTGAAGATGTGGCCTATATATGGGAGGATGTAGCCCCCATGTTGGCGCGAGTTACCTCACACACAGAGGGAGAGCTGGAGCCAGATGATTTCATAGAGCCACTTACGCATGGTGAGATGCAGTTGTGGATTGTTATAGAGGACAAAGAAATCATAGCCGCCCTGATAACCCAAGTGATACCTTACCCACAAAAGAAGGTATTAAGGCTTATCTCCTTAGCGGGTGAGGACTTTAGCAAGTTCAAGGATTTCATATCTATGGTGGAGTCGTTCGCTATTCGCAGCGAGTGCTCTTCTCTGGAGATGTGGGGAAGGAAGGGCTGGAAGAAGCTACTACCCGATTGGAAGGATAGTTACATCGTGTTCACAAAAGATATAAAAGAGAGGATGCAATAATGGCAGGTGGAACAAATCAATGGCCCCCAGAGGGCGGAATGGGTAGGCCGGGCTTTGTATCTGGCGGCCCTGATGACCCAGCAATGGGCGGCTCAGGTTACTACAGTGGTGGGCAAGGTGGTGGCTGGGGTGGTGACTATGGCTTTAAGGCTAAACAGGCAGTGATGCCTGAAGGTTGGCAGAGTGGTGACCCAAATCCGTGGAATCCGGGTGGCCCGAACCAATGGGCTGGTCCGAATGCTATCTATCCCAACTGGAACGATGACCCCTCTTCTGGCTATGCCAATGATGTTGCGCTGATAAACGCTGGCCCATGGCCCGGAGGTGATGGTGGTGGTTGGGGTGGTCCATGGACTGGAGGCGGTGGTGGCTTTGGGCCGGGGCTGATGTGGGACGTACAGGATGGTCCGGGTTCCGGCATGTGGAATGAGCCAGAGGGCGGCTACGACGAATATGTAGAGCCTGTAGTAGAGGAAGAGGCTGCTCCATTCAACTGGGGTTCTGTAGGTGCGGGTAGATTAGCTAAGGCTAAAGAGTATGCTGCTCTAGGTCAGATGGGTAAAGCTAAGAACGTGTTCACTTCTGGAGACAAGGGTGGGGCTTGGTCACCAGAAATACACCAGCAGCTACGGACCTTTAAGACGGGAGGCTGATATGAGTGGCGGATATAACTACGCAGACGCATACTCCAGATATAGACAGGGCGTTAGTTCTGACTCAGACTTTGAGAAGTATGTAGATGCAAAACATGGTTCTTATTGGAAGCTAATCGACGCATACAATAAAGGTGAGGATGTAGATAAGAAGTTTGCTGGGCAATACCAGCATCCTGCTGGACTCTCTCCCTCACAACAGGCGGAATACTGGCAGAAACGTGGGGCTAACTCTAAGGCAGCTTTTGGTCGAGCGCATGCGGCTGAGGATGCGTCATTAAGGAGCGGGACTTATCAGGGTGGTACAAAAGTCAAGCCATGGGAGGGTGACACGACCTTTGAAACATGGAATAAGAATAAGGACAAGAAGAAGGACGATACGGAAACTCCCACTGGACCCATTAAACATGACAACCCCTACTTCCCTATGCTCACGCAAGACTATTCTTCCCCCGCATCACAGGATTGGTCTAGTTATTTAGGCGGGAATAAGGGTTTGTTATTCCAGCCATGGACATCTGATTACCAAGCAGCGGCAGGAATACCCAACAACTTGTGGAACTACGCTCCCCCTGAAGGCATTGACTACGCCGTTAGATATACCAACCCCCTTACTGGGAAATTGGATATGAATCTAATGCCCGCTAAGGATAGTAAAACTGGGGATGATAAAACTGGGGCAAAGAAGGGGTCAGATAAAGCTAAAGACTTAGCTGCTGGCAGAACCCACCATCCTGAAATGTATGATGAGGATGGTAATTGGATTGGTGCTGAGGGTAATGGTGGTCGTAGCCGAAATTTTGGGGCTGAAGCA